TCTGCCTTTAATTCATCCTCTCAGAATCCGTGGGATCACTATGGAACGACCTGGGACGGAACAACCTGGACCCTGGTAACGGTGGCTTAATATGGCGCAAGTAATCACATCTCAACTCTATGGAACCAAGACGAACTTCACAATCACCGCGAGCAGCTTGGCTGCCTCGGCGACCGTCGGACGCCAAGCTACCGTCATCGACAACACGGTAAATAATGCGCTTGACGCCCAAGTTCAGGGAACATTGACCGTCGGCAGCGTTAGCGGGAATCAGCAGATTTTATTTTTCGTTGCTGGCAGTTTTGATGGGGGCACCACCTACTCCCTCGGGAATGGGGCAAACGTGATCGGCGCCTCCGATGCCGCCTTTACGCGGGTCGATCCATCGGGTAAGGCGCCTGCATATGTGCTTCCGGTTACGACATCGAGCGTCGCCTATACGTTCGACTTCTCGGTCGCTCAGATGTTCGGCGGCTCCATGCCCGACCACTGGACGATCTGCGTGTTCAACGATTCGGGCGCATCGTTGACTGCGTTCAGTGCTTGGTACAAAGAGATCAGAGCGCAAAGCAACTAAGCCGAAGATGTCTATTATTTTATATCCCAAACGGAGCAATGGGAAGCCCTGTTCGGGTGCTCAACTGAACCGTGGGCATAATTTAGCCGCCAATTTAGTTGGGTGCTGGTTGTTTAACGAGCAGGGCGGAGCATTGTATGATCTGGTCGGCGGGGGGGATGCTTACTTAACCGGATCATATTCCAGGGTCGCAAGCCCAGACAATTCGGCGGTTCTATTCGATGGCAGCAGCGGCATCGCGAGCATTCCTCGCCACTCTCCATTTATATTCGGCGTGAAAGATTTCACGCTTGAGGTTATTTTTATTTCACAATCGACGGCGACCGGGTCCTGGATAGCCAAGGACGGCCCTTCTAGCCGAGGATGGTTATTTCGGACGGCTGGATCGGCAGTATCATTCACGCCCATCTTGGGCGGCACTAGCCTGACGGGAATAGCCGCGCTCTCGGCGGGGAAAAGATATCACGTTGTCGTGACGCGAACCTCTAGCGGACTAACGAGCTATATAAACGGAAAATTCGACAAGTTTCAGAGTGGCGGCGCTACTGACTTTACGGCAGCGACGGCGGACTTGACGATTGGAGGAAACGCCAATCTCGACAGCTATGTAAACTCCTCTATTTCTCTCGCTAGGGTTTGGAATGGGCGGGCTCTGCGGCCCTCTGAGATAAGTCAATTGTATTCCGATCCCTATTGCCTTGTGCAGCCACAATCGCCGCAAGATCGGTACTGGCAGAGCGTTACCATAACCCCTCGAAAGTTTTTTCTCCTAACCAATGTCCGCAGACCTTAGTGTCATCTGCTGGCGTTGGGGCACACGCTACGGCGTCGAGTGCGTAAACCGCTTGCGCTCCATGCTGGCGCGGCATCTGCACATCGAGCACCGGTTGTTCTGCATCACAGACGATCCCAGCGGCCTAGATTACGGCATTACGGCGATCCCGATCTGGCCCGCGAACGGCTTAGGCCGCTGCCGGAGATTACGAATCTTCGATGAATCCATGCGCGGGATTTTTGGCGACCGGATGTTGCAACTCGACATCGATTGCGTGATCGTGAACGACATCACGCCGCTGGTGGATCGGCAAGACCCGTTTGTGATCTGGCGATCGGTGCCTGAGTTGAAATACCTTCGCAGCAAATCGGTCCTGAAGCCGAACCCGGAGAACGGGCTTGGCGCATACAACACTTCGATGGTCCTGATGAACACCGGAATCCTGCCGGGGATTTGGCCGGACTATCTCGCGGACCAAGCGGGAGTCGAGGAGGCCGCCAAGAAGGCGGGCCTCTGGACTTCGCTATTCAGGACGGTTCCAGGCAAGCCCACGACAGTTGAGTCGCTGAAACCTGGCGACGACGACCAAGCCGTTATTTCGCTCTACGCCCGCAAGCTCGATCCGCCAACTTGGCTAGAGCGCGACGGGATCTACAAAGTTGGCCGCCGCGGATTCGCCGACAGGTCGAAGCTACCGGACAACGCGCGGATTGTGTTCTTCAACGGAAGCATCAAAGGGAATCAGCCTGGGGAGCAAGCGCCGGAGTGGGTGCGCGAACATTGGCGCTAGTTCTCGATGTGGATGGAGCGCGACGGATGGCGATGGTCTAGATGCTCGGGGCCTTTTCGTCCGCCCAGCCAGTACCACGTTCCACGGCAATCCCGGCGACACCTGCAAGCACAGCGCGCCAAGGCGTGCAGCGCCCACGCCGTCGGATAAATAAATAAGCTGAGTTTCGCGAACGATCTCACAAACGCCTTAAATTCTGGCGTCTCTTTCCATTTCTCTCTCCATCTCATGCTCCAAATATACCTTGGTTACGATTCCCGCGAGCCACTTGCTTACCACGTTCTTGCTCACTCGATCATGCAGCGCGCCAGCCGTCCTGTCAGCATAACGCCGCTGATCCAGCCGCAACTTCGGGCGTGCGGACTCTATACCCGCGAGCGCGGCGCAACGGAATCGACCGAGTTTTCGCTGACGCGGTTCCTGGTGCCGCATCTGTCTGGCTATGAGGGCACGTCGCTATTCCTCGATTCGGATATGCTGTGTCTCGCGGACATCTGCGATTTGGAGTTCGAAGTCGCCAAGGCACGAATCGCCGGCCATCGGACGGAGCAAGTAGGGAGCGTCAAGAATGGGCACATCTACGTGCCCAATCTCGTGGAGCGCCACGAGTCGCCTGCCGTCTGGGTCTGCAAGCACGATTACACGCCGCTGTCCGGCGACAAGTTCCTCGGCCAACAGCAAACTGCGTATCCCCGCAAGAACTGGTCGAGCCTCATGCTGTTCGATAACGCGAAGTGCAAGGCACTCACGCCGCAATACGTGAACACGGCCAGCGGGCTCGACCTCCACCGCTTCAACTGGGTGCCGGATGAGCAGGTTGGCTGCTTGCCGCTCGAATGGAACTGGTTAATCGGAGAATATCCGGCGCGGCCGGACGCTAATTGCTATCACTATACCCGCGGAGGGCCGTGGTTCGCCGAATACGCCGGGTCCGACCATGCCGACCTGTGGTTCGCTGAGCGAGATGCGATGATGGGCGCAAATGCCAACATACATTCTCACTGAGGACGGCCTTAACCTAACCACCGAGCTCGGCGATCTGCTCATCATTGAGCGGGCCGACGGCATCGACGTGGATACAACTTCGGTGCGTTCGCTGAGCACGCGGCGCACGGTGACATCGCTCTCGCCAGCGTTAACCGTTGGATCACTCACTGGCTCGCGGACAGTCCTGCACATCGCATAAGGGGGAATCATGGCGCAAGAAGAACTGGTTGAAGGCTGGACCGATCCAATCACGCAGCAGCTATTGAACGACGGCGCGGCTGTCAATTTGGCGGGCTGCTCCGTGGCGCTCCTGCTCTATGATGCCAACGGCCGCGCGATTTCCCACACCGGAAGCGCAACAATCCTAGAGGCGGCGACCGGCAAAGTGAAGTTCGAACCCGGCGCCAGCGACTTGGTTGCGTCCAAGTCCCCGCTGCGAGTGCGCTGGAAGGTCACCGATGGCGCGGATGAGGTTTCCTACTTCCCGAACGCTTCGGCCGACGTCTGGATCGTGCGCAAGCCCTAGTCACTTCAGCGCTAGCGCCATGTTCTCCAGAATCGTGCTCTCTAGTAATCCATTGCTCTGAAACGCCATCCAGCCGCTATCACCGAAACTCTCGCGCGGATTCTTGTAGCCTGAGTATTCCATCTGCACGGTCACTGTGCATGACCCGCCCCCATCCACCGCCGTTAATGTCCCGCCGTTCACCCTGAACAGCGAGTACATCCCGCCCGGCCTGCCCTGCTTCAATGTCACCTGATCCATTGAGCGCGTGAGCGCCAGCAGCGAGCCGCGCTGGTCGCCTCGCGTATAGCGGAGCCGCATGAACCCGCCGGCGCGATCGCTCGATTCCGGCACCAGGGCGTTCTTGGCGATGACTGGTACTATCCGCGCCCATACCGCATCACAGGACACCGGGTAGGTTTTGGTGTTCGGATACGTCGGTTCCGGCTTCTTGTCGGCGAGTAGGTTGCCAACCGCGAGCGCCGCGATGCAAAAGCTGCGTTTCATGTTTCCTCCTGAATCATTGTTCTGAATTCAGAACATTTCACGTACCAGGTACTGCCTTAAGTCCGACTTGGTGGTATATTTTCACGCCACCCCGACCACTCATGTGCCATGTTTGCGCGACTGAGGCGCTCGCGATTCGATAGCCTCGACGAAGTTCTCAAGGTTGACAGTGATTCCCGCCGCGTCTTTCTTCGTTCCCTCGTTTAGGATGAACTCCAGCATTTTAAGTTCGGCATCATGCCTTCTCTTTCGCCCCGTGGGGGCAGAAACGGCCTCTTGAGATCCGGCCGTAAGCGCACGCCGCCACAGCTCGTCGAGAAGGACCCAAATAGGCGTTGCCTTAGGCTCCTGATTCCCAGACCGCAATTGATCGTCTTCCCGGCGCCTCTGCTCAGCCAGAAGCCACAGATGGAGATCTTTGGAAAGTCTAACCGGACCTTTTTTCTTTTTCTTTTCAGTCGCTTCTGTCATTTAGGCCTAAAAAGTGTAGTCAGGTAGTTGACTACGTGTAGCCAAGTAGTCCATAATCGTCCCACATGGACAGAGACACGGTAACACAGTCAGAAAGCGAGATGGTGAAGACCACTGTCTCCATTGACCCGGACCTTCTGGAACGGGCCAAGATCGCAGCGATTGTTCATAAGACTTCGTTGCAGAAACTGTGTGCCGAAGGTCTTGAGATTCGCCTGAAGCAACTGGAGAAACAAGGACGGTAGCGATGGAACGCAAACCAGTTTTGGTTTCCATGGTTCGAAGCAGTAATGTGCTACGGATGCCGCCTCCGGTCAACGGCGACAAGCCCGATCCTCCTGATCCTGTTGCAAATATGAGTTGCCGCCCCTGCCAGAAGATGCTGGATTCGTTCAGAAATCAGATCCTCAGCGCGGTACGTGCGCGCCGGAGCCATCGCAGCATCGCAGCACAGTACGGTGTTTCCATTTACGACATTTGGGAGATCGTAGCGGACGAGTTGGTTGAGAGACGAGAGCGGAGGGAAGCTGCATGAAAAACAGGAAGCACAAAGATGTCGAACTTGGCTGCACCGCTAAAGACAAGGTGACTGGATTCACCGGTATTGTGGTCGCGCGATACCAAGAGTTTTGTCCAGAGTATGGCGTCGGGGAGTATGGCTACTACTTACAATCTACACAACTCCGTGACGGGAAGCCGGGAGAAAAGCAATATTTCTCGGATAGCCGGGTTGAGTATGTAGATCGCGGGTTGATGCTCTCCGATTCAGCGATGCGCAAATTGAAAGGTGCAGCATGACCTTCCTAATCAACGATCTCGCCCTGCTGACAATCATCGCCCTGGCGGATCACTACCGTTCCAAGTTGCAAATGCGGCACCGACAGTTCACTGAGGCGCTGAAAAGGTGGGTGGGGTAATGACCGAACTGAGGCGCTGGATATCTCGCGGCGATAACTATCACTGGGATCACCCGGACGGTTCATTTATCGAATTGGAGGGTTGCGCACTGTCTCCTAGTAATGCGGATCGATATGTGTTGTACAACGGCGATTGCGCGCGGCTCGCCTCCGTTAGGACGCTTTCCGCTGCCGTGGTCAAGCACCAAGAACTCGCGGAGGTGAGCGCATGAACTGGCTCGAAGGCTTGCTGACAATGGTGCTGGTATTAACTTTGTTCTGGGGCTTTACGAGGCCGACGCGATGATCGACCCCTTCGTGGAGCAAATTTTGCAGGATGCCCGAGAGGACGGCAACGGCAGCGTGATCGCGGTCCTGGTGCTGATCGCGTTCTTTGTGGTTTGCGGCATTGCGTTTTGGGTGGCGAGCGGAGGGCGCGGGTGAGATCGGCAACCAAGCTGAAGATCGGAAAAGATCCCGATTACGTCGCGTGGCTGCATGACAAGCCCTGCGTGTGTTGCTGGCTCGCGTGGTTTCGCATGGGCAACCTGCGCGAAAAACTGAACTGGGTCGAGGAGTATCTGTGGTGGGCCGGAGATCGAGCATTCGATCAACGCAGTAAGACTGAGGCCGCGCATGTTGCCGAGTACGAGCGCATGGCTGCCGGCTGCACGAAGCACGCGCTTGAACTTGAACGATACAGGATGGCGCACTTCGGATGACCCCATCCCGCCGCTTCAACCTCGGCCCCGACCGCTCCGGTAAAACCGTCGAGCGTTACATCGGCGTATTCATGGACCGCATGGAAGGCGCGGAGATGAGCTTCAAGGCGAAATCTGATCGCGCAGCAGCAAGGATCGCCGCCAGCTATCAAGTCCAACGCCGTGGAGCCTTCGAGTACCAAGCCTGCACGCTGGTTGGGCTGCTTAAATTTACTGACGGCTACTACTGGCGCGGCCTGGACAAGTCGCTGATCGAACGCCACTCGCCATTTATGCGCCAGTGTGCCGGGTGCCTGCAACGCAAGCCGAAGGCGTGGATGAAAGAGATAGCTGGCGAGTTGTTCTGCCGACTCTGCTTTCGCGGCCATGAATTCTTGAGCGTGGAGCTGGGGCCGCTTGTCCCGATCTACACGGAGTCTGAGATTGAGGTGGTCGCGTGAAATCCAGCACGATACTGACGCTCACAATCAAGCTCGACACCGCGAATCCGCGCGGCAGGAAGTTACTGAACGGCATCGCCGGAGCGATTGTCAAGGAACTGAGCCACAAAGAGCGCGCGGAGTTGACCAAACAACTTGAGGCCGAACGAAAGAGGATCGGGCGAAAGGTCAATGAGGGCAAGCGCAACGCCCAACGCCGAAGGGCAGGCAAGGCGCGCAGCAAGCGGAGAGTTTACAGCGAAGAAATGGGAGTGAAATGAACGAAAAAAAAATACTGGTCTCGAAAGCCGCGCTGATTACCATCCTGAAGTTGGCAGCTCCCGGTGCGCCAATTGACGAATCGGTCGCTGGCAGCGTGTTTGACTTGCTGGCGGATAGCCCGAATTACGTCGAGAAGCCGAAGCGTACCCGCAAGAGCAAGGGGGCGACTGCCTAAATGTCTACCGCACTCGAAACCGTCAAGCCCGGCGAATTAGAACCGCAAGGCGAAGCCCGCAGCTTCCTGGATATGATCTCCCAGGCCGCTCGCGATCCCAACGTCCAGGTGGAGAAACTAGAACGCCTGATGGCCATGAAGGAGCGTTTCGACAAGACGCAGGCCGAGATTGCATTCTCGCTGGCAATGGCGCGACTCCAGCCGAAACTACCGCGCATTGAGAAGCATGGGCGCGTGATCGTTCAGAACGTCACTCGCAGCACCTACGCCAAGATCGAGGACATCGACGCGGTTATCCGCCCGCTCTACTCCGAGGAGGGATTCTCGATCTCCTGGAACACGCGAGCCGCGAATGGCCCAGCGACAACTGTTATCGGTGTCTTGCGGCACACTGGCGGCCACTCGGAATCATACGAGATCACGCTGGCGAACGACACTTCCGGCAGCAAGAACGCCACCCAGGGAAGCGGCTCGACCTTCCAGTACGGCAAGCGGTATCTGCTGTGCGGGATGTTCAACCTGATAACCATAGACGAGGATAACGACGGCCAAGGCGATGCGCTGACCGAGAAGCAGGCACGCGAGATAGAGGACTGGATTCAGCATGTCGGGCTGAACGAAGCGGGCAAAAAGAAGTTTCTCTCGCTGCTGAATGTTTCGACCGTTGGCGAAATCACCCAAGCCAATTTCTCGGTAGCCATGAACTTCCTTCGCGCCAAGGAACACAAGTGATTATCCACGACTGTGTTCAAGGAACCTCGAAGTGGAGGCAACTCCGCATTGGTATGCCTACCGCCTCGGAGTTCGGGCGCATAGTCACGCCTGGGGGCAAGAAGAACGAGCCGAAGCCGAGCGACAGCCAAGAGCCATACATGCGCGAACTGCTAGCCGAACTCATCATGGGCCGCCCGCTCGAAGGGACGTCGATGCCCTGGATGGAGCGCGGCCATCTGCTAGAAGAACAGGCAGCAGACTTCTACGGCTTCATCAAGGACGTTGAGCCGGAGGTCGTGGGGTTCGTAACGAATGATGAGCAGACCATCGGCGCCAGCCCGGATCGATTCATCGGCAAGGACGGAATGCTGGAGATCAAGTGTCCGAAGCCGGAAGTGCACGTTTCGTACTTCCTGTTTTCGGACATCGAACTGAAGTACAAGCCTCAGCTGCAGGGCCAGCTTTACGTGACCGGACGCCAGTGGGTTGACATCTGTTCGTTTCATCCAGAAATGCCGCCGGCCATCGTGCGCGTGACGCGGGATGAGGACTTTATAAAGTTGCTCGATGTGGAGTTGCAGAAGTTTGTGGCGCGGCTAGCGGAGAAGCGCGCCGAACTGGATGCGCGCGGCCTACTGGCAAAGCCAGAAGTGGAGCGTGACCACAGCGGCGATTTCCTGAGCGATGCAGACGCGGAAATGATTGTGGCCGACCGATTCCCGGTATCGGCCTAGAGTTTCCGGGGCACTTCCTTGTGAAGCGGGTTCGTCCTCCGTCCCGCGTGCCCCGGTTTTGTTTTGAGGATGGCTGGCGGCTAAAGGAGAAGCGATGCAAAAAGACAAAAAAGGTAATCCATTTTCGACGCTCTTCGAACTCCTGGAGGATCTACTTACGGCCCATATCGACAATTCTCGATTGGACAAGATCATCGAGCAGAGCGCCGCGCTGCTCCAGGGGCAGGCCGATTCGAAAGCCGCACAGGAAACCATAGTCGCCCAACAGGCCATCATCCAGGCCGACATATTGTCCATCAAAGCATTCCTGGGCGTTCCCGACGTGCGCATTGGCGCAACTCAAGAGCAGGTCGATGCTCTCGGCGCTCGCCTACAGGGCGATGTCAAATCTGCTGAGCAGTTTGATGAAACGATTCCGAAGTAGTAAACCCCACAGAACAAGGAGCACCACCCATGACCATAGATGAAGTTAACGCCCAGGCTGATCTTCTCGAAGCGGCCCAGGTAAAAGCGTTTGCCGACGCAGGTAAGTACATCGCCGATCTCAAGGCCCAGGTTGCGTCCGGCGTGCCCGTGACCCAGGCGCAGCTCGATGCGCTCGGCGATCACCTGAAGTCCCTGACAACGGCGACGACAGAATTCGATATCAACAACACCGAGCCGGTAGCCGAGATTCCGCCTCCTACCGCCTAAATTTCGTTAGTTCCTGGCTCGGGATTGAGAGCACGTCCGGCTTGTTTCGCTGGTTTCTGTTCAGCGCCGAGATTGAAAGGCTCGGCCCTGAACGGTTCCGTTTGGCAGAGCGTCTCCTCCGATCGCTACTGCATCAATTCACAGACGGGACCGTTGAGGGATTGGCTGATTGTTGGATCGGCAAGTTAGGGGATTGTTTCGGGTGAAATATGACACATCTTGTAGTTAAAGAGGGCACGCTCGTTTATCGTTGGTTCGCTTGGTCGCTAGATGTCATTGAGCGATTCAGCGTGCGCGAGGACAACGAAACACCACCCGACTATTTGGCAACAGGCACGAATCTCTGCCACATGATGCGTGTGCTTTTAGTTTGGGTGCCGCTAATCTTTTTGATTGAAACCGTCGGCGTTCTCGCGTCGCTATACCTTTTGTTCGTATGGCCGATCAAGCGCGTGGGGTTGGAGTCTTTCATCTTCGACCTGTGCATAAGATTGGGCGTTGTCGGAATAGTCTCCCTAATAGTTTGGATATCCACCTGGCCGCGCGTTGTGGTTACGGAGACCGTCCAGCAAGGCATTCGTCTCACTGCTCTCTTTGGCGAGATGATCTTGGCTCAAAAGCGAAAAATTTGCCCGTTCGTAATGTTCGACCGCAAGGAGCAGGCATGAAGCGGTTGATTATCGCTGGTCCGTGGTGGATCTTGGTCGCCATTGTTGTTGGCGCGTGCTGCGCTTTGACTGAGTGCCGCTATGAGAACGTAACAGCATGGGAAGGGAATTGTTCGCCTAATCAAGTAAGCACTGATACTCAAGGCCAAATATATCTTTCTCTGTCATGCCCTGGATTTCAATACTCGCGGTGGCCATTTTCCACCAGCGGCCCCATGGTGTCCAAAATGGCGGAGCATACCCTACCGCAATCGTTTTGGTGCAAGGTCACGCGCTCTGGTGATTCCACTTGCATCTTGCCGGAGCAATCGGAGAAGCGATGAACGCCCACAACACCGCCAAAGTCAGAGAACTAATCGAGAGTGCCCACAACCCGCACGAAGCCTGCGGGGAGATGTGGGAGCAGGCATGCCGAACGGCATTGTACTGGATGGGGAGCAGCGGTCACTACCAGCGTCAGGCGACGCTTCACCAGCGGCGCTCGCGGATCTGGGCGGCTGTGGCGGTGGGGCTGAGTGGGCTTGTGCTGGCTCTGGCGGTGTCCAGATGAGTGAAACGAAGCACACCCCCGGCCCATGGACAGCTAGCGCCGACCATTTAATAACAGTCGGGACCTGTCTGCTTGGCTGGCAGATATGGGGCGCAAAGCGAATCTGCCTCACTGAGCGACAGAATGTAGGACTTGAACAGGAAGCGGCCAACGCCCGCCTGATCGCAGCCGCGCCTGACCATGCCATTGTGGCGCGTTTATTGATCCAGGGCAAAGCTCGCTGGGAACCGTACACCAGCGAATTCTGCCTTAACGGGATGCGCTACAGCACATCGCTGGATGAGTTCGGAGTCCCGGTTCTGCATTCGGTGCTTAGATCGGCCATCGCCCGAGCCGAGGAGCGTTCATGATCCCCGGCTCCATCCTAATAATGCTCACCTGCTTAGCGGTTCTGGCCCTGATAGAGCCCAACTTCATGAAGTGGCTCTGTGCGCGGATGCTCGGCTGGGCACAGGCGTTCGAGGAGTTCAAGAAGGACCGGCGGGACGCCACCGCCTATTGGGACAAGAAGTTAGGCGTGCAGAGCGGACAGTTGGTGCGCGAGGAGAGGGAAGCGTGAGCAACGTCCATATCTACGTCGCTTCCTCCCAACCAGCCACGCGGTTCAAGGTTGACGTAGGATCTGTCAAACCATTCTGGGTGAAACGAGCAGCACGGTCTCTGGTTGGTTGCTGGTGCTGCCGTAAACGGCGATGGGCGAAGCATGTTCGCGTCCAGGTCTACTACGACAGCATCCGCTATTGGTGCGCGCCGGGGCATGGGTGCAAAGCATGACAGCCACGCCGGGACGCTACACGCCCACCGAAGTCGCCGCCATGATGCGAATTCCAAAGCAGGGCCGCGTCCGCAATGTGGCACCGAGGACGGATAGAACTTACAACGGAATCGTTTACCACAGCAAGGCGGAGGCGCTGTACGCATTTGGGCTGGACGCGCTGAAGTCGGCGGGGGAGATCAAGGGTTGGGTGCGACAGGTTCCGTTTCCACTCCAAGTAAATGGCAAGCTGATCTGCAAGTTCGTGGTGGATTTCGTCGTTGCCGAGCATGAGCATGATGTGATCCACGAGGTTAAGGGATGGCAGAGCCCCGAGTACAAACTGCAACTTAAATTATTCAAGGCACTATATCCAGACATGCCATACAAGTTGGTGAGAGCATGACTCGCGACCCCATATTCTCCGATCTGGACCTCATGATAGCGCTGGGCTGGGGATCCGTCCCGCAACCGCTAATACCCGAGAACTGGCGCGACATACCGCGCGAAGTTCGCGAGCACGATCTAGCGCGAGTGCGGGCGGAAGAGTTGACTACGGAGAAAGAGCGAATCGCAGCGATCGAGCGGAGCAATGACCTAGTGTATCTGTCGCTGGCGGAGCAGGTGATGGCTAACAACCAAGCACGGCGGAAGCGCGGACGACCGAGGGTCAAGGTTAGCGAGGCGTGGCTGCAACTGGTAGCGGACAGGCAGAAACGACGGAGGAGATGCGCGTGAAAGCTATTTCCTGGACAGAGGCAATAGATATTCAGCAGAAGGCAAATGTCAGGGACAATCGGCCCGTCGATAGCCAACCCATAGCCGCAAACGCGGACCCTTTTACATCGCACCTCGCTGGATTGGAAATCACCACCAGCGGTCAACGCACCTCAGAGAAGCGCAGAGTGCTCGAAGCGCTGAAACTGGAGCCTCTGTACATTACGTCGGCGGAGCTCGCGATCCGCACCGGCTTAGACCGTCATCTGGTAGCGCGGCGTCTGCCCGATCTGGCCGAGGATGGGTTGGTGGAGCGCTGTGCGGCGCGGAACTGCTCTGTTACGGGGCGGAAGGCGATCACATGGAGGGCGGCGCGGTGAAACAAATCCACTCGCCGGCGTTTGTGCAAAGTGCCAGAAACAAAGCTAGTATCAATGTTCGAGAAGTCGGAAATGGCACGCCGCCGCGGGCAACGCAAAGGGCATCTTCGCAAGCAAGGCGACCACTGGTATCTCACATACCGGGTGGACTCCCGGCTATTGGATTTTTCGACCGGCAAAGCGAAGCGAGAGCGCATAACGGTTCAGATCGGGGATGCGAAGGGTCCGAACCGAATCGACAAGCGCGAAGCACAGCGGATTGCGTGGGACGAATATCTCTCGCGCCTGGACCAAGTGAGCATCCGTCCGGGCTCCGCAATGACGGTTCTGGAGTTTGTGAACCGCCGCTGG